ACAAAGGCGAAATCAGGTCTGTAGACGGCTCGACATTGGTTACTTGGAAGAGTGCCAAACCAAGCATGAGTTTCTCAGCCAGCCTGTTTAAAACGGCTTATAAAGACCTGTACGAACAGTTTGTGGTGCAGCAAGCCGGCTCACGCCGTTTCTTAGTTAAATGAGAGGATTTACATGAGCAATATCGTACCGTTTGCAGATATGCAACAGATGGCCAAGGCTATCGCTGATTCTCGACTTTTCGGGCTAACAGATGTCAACCAGGTGCTCGCCTTGGGTATGGTTGCTCAGGCCGAGGGTCATGCGTTTGCCACCGCTGCTCGCGACTATCACGTTATTCAAGGCCGTCCAGCACTCAAGGCCGATGCAATGATGGCGAGGTTTCAAGCAGCCGGGGGAAAAGTTAATTGGGAGGTTTACACCGATGAACGTGTCACCGGCAGTTTTAGCCATCCGAATGGTGGATCTCTTAGCGTCACTTGGACTATTGAACAAGCAAGATCGATTGGTCTTGTTAAGCCAGGTAGCGGCTGGCAAAAGTTTCCAAGAGCTATGCTCCGATCACGTTGCATTAGCGAAGGCATTCGATCAGTTTACCCAGGCTCTGTTACCGGCTTCTACAGTCCCGAAGAAGTAGCAGATTTTGAACCTCCTAAAACAAAGGATTTGGGGCGTTTTGATGCCTCACCCTTAAATCCACTACCCGAGTTGCCAGAAAACGCTACAGAGCTTGTTTTAGAGGCTGTAGACCGTACTGGCACGATACCGCTCATGGTGCCTGACTCCGATACTCCGTATTTGTTCGCAATGGACTTGGAAGACTGGATTTTGCAGTTTGCAACCTTATGCGAAAAGATCGGAAAGTCCAAAAAACTTAATGGCGGGGAGCGAAAAGAGAAATGCAAAGCACTCGCCCGTGCCAACGAAGGTTACATTGAGACATTCAATCCTATTCAGAAAACAATACTTAACCAAGCAATTGCAAACGCAGGAGAGGCATGATGGCCACAGGACACATTGAACAGCCAGGTAAAGGCGTGTTGTTTATGAACGAAAAGAAGGTGAAGGATTCGCACCCAGATTGGAAGGGTTTCATCATTGTCACTGAAGACTATAAGGCTGGTGACAAGGTCAAGATCACCGCGTGGACTAAGCAGACTGCTCGCGGCCAGTTGATCTCGCTTGCAGAGGACACTTGGAAGCCTGACCCTAACTGGGTGCCGCCACTACCGATCTCTGGCAAACCCAACATGGTCACCAAGAACTATCCAAAAGAAGTCGGTGGGTTTGATGATTCAGAAGTACCGTTCTGATGCGACACGTTCTACATCTACCGTATCCACCGAGCATCAACAACTATTGGATTGCTAGTGGCCATCGAAGATTCATTTCTAAGCGTGGCGTGGCTTTCAAACAGGCAGTCTCAGAGTATGTTGCGATGCACCAATTGGAATCTTTTGGGGATGGGTCGGTGATTGTCGATATTGTTTTGCGTCCAAGAGATGCAAGGTTGATGGACATTGACAATTGTATTAAGCCAATCTTGGATTCTTTACAGGATGCAGGGTTGGTTGATAACGATAAACAAGTACACCGCGTGTCGATCATGCGGGGCTTGGTTATGAAGGGCGGTGGCGGCTGCATAGTTGTCATCGAAAATAAACCAACAGGGGATAACGATGAACGAACACTTACTTGCTGAAGCGAAAGCACTCCAGGTCGATCTGAAATGGTTTCTTGGAGCTTGCAACACCATACATTACAAAGACGAACAGATGCTTGTGCACTTAAGCAACATCATGGTCGAGTTAATTAAGGGGTACGAGGATGCGACAAAAACACATTAAAGACACGGACGATATGCTCTCTTTGCAGAGCTGCTGGTGTCCGCCGCTAGAGGATGACCAGGAGTACAAGCAATGGAGCAAAATGGTTCTTATTTGCATGGCCATTATCGCAATTACTCTTATTTCTATTGTCACTTTTTGGAATTTTTATGACTAAAATCTTTATTGCAACGCCAATGTACGGCGGTATGTGCACAGGTTCGTACACACAAGGGCTGCTGAACCTCGGTGGCATCTTGCGTGAGGCCGGCATCGAATCAATGATGAGCTTTATGTTCAATGAATCGTTGATCACCCGTGCTCGCAACGCATTGACTCAAGCCTTTCTGAAAACCGATTGCACACATTTGATGTTCATTGATGCTGACATTTTGTTTAACCCAGCAGATCTTGTCACCATGATAAAGGCAGACAAGGATGTGATCGGTGGCATCTATCCCAAGAAAGAAATCAACTGGACTACGGTCAGGCAAGCTATTGAGGCAGGGGTGCCTAATGAGCAGCTCAAGCACCACACAGGATCGTTTGTGGTTAACCTGGTGAACTACGCACCCTCGGTGACCGTGCCAATTGACCAGCCCGTGGAAGTACAGAACATGGGTACAGGGTTTCTACTAATAAAGCGTGAAGTGTTCGATAAACTCAAGCCTTGCGTCCCATCGTATTCAAATGACGTTTCCGATCTCGGCAACACGATTGGGGCGAGGGAAGTTATACATGAATATTTTGCAACAAGCATTGAAGAATCCACTAATCGACTACTGTCTGAAGACTATCACTTTTGTACGATCTATCGGGCAATTGGTGGGCAAATCTGGGCAGCACCGTGGGTGGTACTGAGTCACATAGGCACCTATGCGTTTGAAGGTAGGCTGGTAGCCGCACCATGACACACTTCACTCAAGACTGGTTTAGTCACAACATTGAAAACTTTATTATTATTAAAGAGATGATGCCTAAATGCAAAAGCATCCTAGAGATTGGTTGTTTTGAAGGCAGGGCAACGTGTTGGATGTTAGAGCATATGCTGTCTAGAGATGGCGATATGGTGTGTGTTGATACGTTTAAAGGGTCTGAAGAGCACAGTCAAATTGAATTGACCGATATGTATAAGCGTTGGCAGTACAACGTGGATGCATCAAGCGGTGAGGATCAAACTGTTGCTTGCTATGTCGGGACTAGTTATGAAATGCTTGCCCGTCTGATTTCTGAAAAGCAAAGATTTGATTTCATCTACATTGATGGCAGTCACACCGCCCCCGATGTAATGACAGACGCTTGCATGGCTTGGGGAATGCTTAAACACGGTGGCATCATGCTGTTTGATGATTACCTGTGGACAGATATGCCAGGACTGTTGCACCGCCCTAAACTTGGGGTAGATTTCTTTACCACCCTGTTTTCAGAACAAAACGAACTGGCTTTACTAGGCTATCAATACGCTTTACGCAAACTTTAACGCTTGGCGGTGCGCTTACTCTTACGAAAGGCTTTAGCAGTAGGCGCACCTTTAGCACCAGGCTTTCTCATCCGCTCTTTAGAGCCACGCTTAATCCGCGCACGTTTGCGGTGAATATTGGCATACAAACCGTCTTTCATCTGCTGCATCCCCATCTTCGTCTAGCGGCTCGACCGCGATCACCTTTCCAAGATTTAGACCTTGCACAAAACGACTTGTGGCGCGGGTTCTTCGGGTCTTTAGTCGGTGCCTTAAGTTTACTGCCAGTTGCACGATTAGTCTTGGCTCGACCCTTCGCAGTCAGTCCTGCGCCTCTTGAGACAGAAAGTTTCTCGCCGCGGCCAACAGATAGATTTGGATTCTTAGCCATTATTCACCATTACAAGAGCTTCGTTATGGACACGGACAAGGCGGTTCATCCAACCTAATTCATTTACAGGGTCGTGCAAACTGATATAAAACTGTTTCTTTTGACTGCTAAACCTTTCAATTAAATCAACAGGGTCTTGCGTAATGGTCGCGGCAAAGGTCAGTGGCCCCATCGCACCATCAGGATAAGCACCCACCGAACGCTGCAACGTAAGCACCGATTGAGCCACGCCGGCATTGACCGCATAATCAAACAAAAGGTAATCAATACCGCTGGGCATCCGGTCGCACCAACACCGATCCCAGTAGAAGCGTTTGTACAGCGGCTCAACATCACTACACATTAGTGACTTCATTTCATCAATCGTGGCCGTGCGCTCAACGTACATTTCCCACGTTGTCTGGGTGACACCAAGGTTAGTCGCGCCACCTCGGTCAATCACAAACCCGCCTTCCGAGGAGAGCAGCAACTTAAACGATTGATCCCAATTTTCTTTCATTTCTTCTGTGAGTAGAAAAGTGTTCGATCACCAAACAAGTAGAAACCTACAGCACTTGCAAAATTGTTTACAGCAGGGTTTTCTTGCCCCGACAACATCATAAACGACCAAGTGCCGAGCACAATAGCCCCTACAGCGGGTCTCATTAGCCTCACAACGCTTTCAACCCACGGGTAAGTAGTGCCGCCACTCCCTGCGTTGTTCATCGCTTTAAACATCTCTAAATCAACGGTACGCATTTGCGTGTATTCAGCAATGTTTGTTGGTTTGTATACGTCAGTCTGGATGAACCGCCCGATCAAAGACTTACCAAGGTCTACCGCCAGTGGCCCTAAGGCCGCAAGGATGGTTAGCGGGTCCATTACAAACCCTCGCCTGGCGTAAAGTAGCACTCAGAAGTGCCGCTCTCTGTGATAAACGCAATGTACAAACTGTCTGAAGGCGTAAATTGTTTAGGCACGGTTAGCACCATGTTTTGATTAGGCACCGCTACATAAGCATATTGAGCAACACCAGGTGCAGGAACAACGCAAGTCACCGCAGAATTGCCAATGTTGAAATAGACGGGTTTGCCTGTAGTGCTGCTTTCATGGCTTGCAACCAACAAGTTACGACAATTAGTATCAGACAGAATTTGAATACGTTGACTAGTGCTTGTCGCGTTTGCTTGATAGGTTTTGCCCATCGCTTGAAAAGCAATGTTGTTAGCCATGATTAGCAGATCCGTCCACCATCCGCATTGCCAGGCTTGCTGGTAGAACTATCCTTGGTATCACGGTTGCCATCAAAACGCCACACAGACGTAAAGCCACCCTTGGGCAACTGACCACTTTGCCATTTATTGTTACCGTCCTTACTGCCATCTCGCGGCAATTGGACGCGAACAGACTTAGCAATTTGTTGGTTCACATCACTCGGTCTTTTGATCTTTTCCATTTGTATTCCTTTCTTTCACGTTAATAATAAGATACGAGAAAATGGCAAAAAAAGCCATAGTTGCTAATCTTTCCCAACCAGGCGCATACATCACCCAACAGGCCAAACCAAACGATAAACCCAAAGCCAAAATCACCAACAACCGCTGACAAATAACATCAAGTGCAAGGCGCACCAAACTAATCGCATCCATGTATATCCCCTTTAGGAATACACAGTTTAACTATCTTCTTCATCTGTTGCAATGAAGCCTGATCCCCATTCATCGTCACTTATTTTTTGCTTTAGCTTCTCTACGTTGATCGAACGGTCTAGAATCTTGCACTTATCGGTCAGCGAGGCTGTCGGATCGTTCATGACATCTTTGAGCAACTTCTCAATTGCACGTTCTAACTCTGGGTTAATACCCTTGGATTTCTTGCTCATTCTTGCCCCGCAAAAGATACGGCACCACCCGCAGTCAAGCCGCCAGTTGCACCAATTGCACGTTTAATCATATTGTAAATAGTCTCAGATTTCTGCGCGGCTGAGATTGGAGTAAGCAAAATGGCCTTGAGCGTATCACCCATCTCTAGCATCTGATCCACCGATGCCAAGCCGCGGCTGGTCAATCTGTTTGAGATTTCTTTAAACGTCTGCTCGCCCATGTTGGGACGCGAGGCAACCAATTGACCAATAGCGCGACTCATGCTGTCTTGCAGATCGGGGCGCGACATAACCATGTCAGCCAACGCATCCCACTCTTTTTCGTTTGAGCTAAAGAAAATATCACGCAACCGGCTTTCATCCGTTGTGTTGGCCAGTAGTTCGTTTGCTTTCTTTTGAGCAACTTTGTTAATTTCTTCTGCTTCTTTTGTTAATTGCCCAGCTTGTTTTGCAGTTTCTTTTTCCCCTGTTTTAATTTCTTTTTTTAGTACATCTATTTCTTTTTTTGCAACAGGAGCTTCATTTTTAGTAATGCGCTTTTCTACAGAAGATGCTAATGCTTCTGCTTCTTTTTGAGCACCAGTTGTGATGCCTTGCGCTTGCTTCTCAGCATCAGTCAGCATTGCAGCAGAACCTTCACGACCCTCAGTCAACGCTTTTCTAGCTATTTTGGCTTGCTCGGTTGTTCTCTGGCCGGTGCGCGTCTTAAGATCAGAAGTCAGTCTAGGAATAGTCTCGGTGCCTAACGCTTTTGCTAACGTTCCACGCTTCTCAGAAACAGCCTTTGCGGTCAACGCAGAAACAGAGCCAGCTTCCAACTCTTTTTGCAGAGTCGGAAAATTAACAATCCAATCTTTAACTTTAGGATTTTGAACAAACGTTTTAATCTGGTCGGGTGAGGAGAACCTTAATTGTGTTGCAACAAATTGCCGCGCCATCTCTTCTGCGCGAGGCTTGCCAACAATTGCCGATAATTGCTGAACCGACTCCGCGTTGTTAAACAGCACTGGGCCAATGTCAGCTGCATAGCGTTTAAACAGCTCCGGGTCTTTTACGTTCTTGCCGGTTAACACTTGGCCAACAGGCGTGTTCAAGACTTTTAATGGTTCAGAAGACTTTTGATACCCTTTTAAGTAAGCATCCATCAAGTCTTTGCCAACCATGTCCTTTTGGATTTCTTCAATAGCGTTTGCTATGCGCCCAGACTGTTGCTGCGACATCGCGCTTGCACGTTCTTTAGGCAATCCAAAGGCTTCATCACGATAGATTCTGCGTAACTTTTCAAGTGCGTCAAAACTTAAACGCTTGTCTTGACCGCCAGTACCGCCACCTAAAAGCGCATCCATCTCGGATTGCATCCCGCCTTTAGCCTGGGGAGCACCGCCTTTTAATTGAGCTAACAACGAATCAAGCTCGGATTGCAATTGCTGGGGGTTTGAAACTAACCCAGACTCAGGATCAAACTTTTCTCTTTCAACAACACGAACAAAGTTTTGATACGCAGGACTGTCTGTCCGATAATCAAAACCACCCGCCTCTTTCTTGCCGGCAGCAGTACGAACATTGTTAATGTTTGTTTTGACTTCTGTTTCACGAGCTGCTTTTAAATCTTTAGCTACAGTTTCAGTCTCTGATCTAGCAGTCTGACCAAAAGGAGTAGCCTCAACTGGCTCACCAATTGCTTTGATCTCTTGCGAGGCTTTTTCTACGCGCTGGCCACTGGTCTTACGCAAATCTTGAATGGTCTTTTGGACACGCTTAATCTCTGTAGCAGTCTGGTCTTCATCTGCTTTGATTCGCCTACGCGCATCATCAATAATTTCTTTAGCATCTGTCCTAGCTTTACTCTTAAATTCAGCACTGCCAGTTTCTGCTTGATAGCGCAATTGAGCAGCCTTGATGTTGGCTTCTTCAAGAATGATCTGCCCTCTTGCTTCAGCGGTTTTACGCAAATTATCAGCGTGTTGATCAAATTGATTTTGTATGGCGTTAATGCGTTGAGTCTTTTCAGGAATGGTAATGTTTGCAAAATCATCAACTAATTTTTTAGCTTGATTCTCTAACGTTAACCCTTGATAACGTGCGGCATTTACCGTGTCATCAGCCATCTCTTTTAGGCCACGATAAATCTCAAGTTGAGGCTCAAGAGAGCGTTCGCCCCCACGGATACGATTGAGTTGTGTCTCAATAATTTCTCTAGTTCGTTGAGGCATCTTTTCTGTTGCACTTGGGTCTTGCATCAACTCGCCAATTCTTTTTGATCCTCCGCGCAAAAAAGAACCAACTCTAGAACCAAGTAGGTATGTCAATGGTTTCAACATAACAGGGGCAGCGGTTACAGCTAAAGCATCTGCCGGCATTGTGTACATTCGAGGAATGCCAAGCATTTCCCCGCCTTGCTCAATAACATCTGACGCCGCACCGGTTGCGCCACCAGCAGCCGTTCTTTTTGTCGTGGATGTTTTGCCAAATTCTTTACCAAATGTTTCTAGAGCTTTGCCGGCTCTTCCGTATGGCGCAGGCAAGATAGAAGCAAGTTTACCAACGCCTTGTGCCAATTTAGGTGCAGCCGCCATAAGCGCACCACCACCCGCTGTAGCTACACCTGTTTGTACGCCACTATATTCGTTGCGTTCTGGGTCTTCAGTGAGATAAACATTTAAACTTTCGCCTAAACTTTTGACACGTTCTTTTACCGCAGGATCACCCGTGCCGCGCTGTTGGCGAAATTCTGTCGATGGCTTTTCAGCGTACTTAGCAAAAGGATTCTCAGTGCTAGTACTTTCTGTTTTGTATTTAGCAAAAGGATTTTCAGAGTTGCTTGTAGCCATTATTTACGCCCCAAAATTCGGTCAGCAGAACCCGCGCCAAACGTCTCATCAAACGCATCACGCAACGCATCAGGATTTTCTTTTAATTCTGCAATAGCCCTCGGATCAATTTGAGGCGTTGACTTTTCTTCTGTTGGAAATTTAATTTGAGCAAATTCTGTAAATGACATTTTTTTCTGGTCAGCATTTAATTTAGTACTTTCACCAGCCCTTACAGCGTCTGTTACTTGTTTTTGAGTAAATGGTATAGCTTCTTCAACTCTCTTTAAATTAAATCTCAACAAGTCTTTTTCTCCAGCCGTATAGTTGTCACTTGCTAATGCTGTTCGTACGCCATCTTCAACAATACGTCTCATCTCTGCAAGTTTGTACAACGCAACGTTAACTGTTGAGCCTTTTTGTATAATAATTGCCTGTTCAATCTTATCGGTCAAACCAACCAAGCCTGTTGCCGCGCCACTTGTTTCTATTGTCGCTAAGTTTCTTGCTACACCAGCCAATGCGGTTTGCATTAAAAATGCTGTTTGATCTGTCATTTTTTGATTTAAAACAGATAATGGTGCAGTAAATAAACTACTAAAATTTTTCTGCCCAAAAACAGGGTTTGCTGTTGTAACAGGCAAGTCCGAAAGAGCTTGAACTGCTCCGCTTACTTGAGACATTGCACCGGTAATTCTACCGACTTGACCGGCAACAGCACCTTTGCCACCTGATTTGCCGCTACCTAATGCACTAGGTTTATACAAAGGTTCTGTTGTAGGATAACGCCCTGTTGCGTCCATATATACCGGTGTACCGTCTCTTTTAACCATAAACGGTACTTCAGTGTTAGTCATGTCAGGAGAAAATCCTTCAGGCAACTTTAACGAAACAAACTTGCCTGTCTTTGAATCCATGTACCCGCGCTCACCCGTTTTAGGATTAACAAGTACATTCTTCTTATCCGCGTTTTCTCTGTCCAAGTCTATCTTTGCAGTTGCTTGAGTTTGTCTATCGCTTAACTGCGCTAATTGAATCTGAGTGCTCGCAATCTTGTCTGCTGATTGAGCATCTGCAATTGTGGCAGCAATACCCGCGTTATATTTAGCTTTGAAAGACGCAATGTCTTGAGCAACAGTTTGATCCCTAGTTTTGTACTTCTCAAGAATCACAGACAACTCTGCTTGCGCTTGTTGCACCTGACTTTGCATCCGCTTCTGATTCATATCAAATTCTTTTTGATAGTTTGCAATCAGATCAGTGCGACCTTTTTTGTAGCCGTCCATAATGCCGGTCATGCTGTTTAAAACATTTTGAGCAGACATTTTGCCTGACGTACCGAGCATGACTCCTGCAATCGCAACAAGACCACCGAGCTGCGAGAAGTCGGCAACAGTCTCTTGAGGAATCTGAATTGGCTGCGCCATCTTCTTGCCAACATCAGAAATTGTTTGCTGCTGTTCGCCAACTTCGCGTATTTTTTCCTCTTGAATAGGCGCATTTAACCGTTTAGTTTCTTCAGCAACAGCCGATTCCATACCCGCTTGAGCCTCTGCCCCAGCACGGACTTTCTGTTGGATTTGACCAGGTATGCCACCTAACTTGGTGCTTAGTGTGTCTGCTAATGCCATGATTTATCCTTTAAGCAACAGGTTTGCCGGTATATGGGTCATACTTCATGTCCCCGCGACCAGACTGACTAAAACCAACTTGAGCTAATGAAGTATAAAAAGTCTTCAGGCTCTGCGCTACGTCTTTATCTGTTTGCAAGGCCAACATAATTGCATTAACTGTGTACTGATCTGCAATACCGGCTTGTTGCAATCCTACGCTGATCGCCTGTTGCTGAATGCCAGTTGCCATGTTTTCTTGCGCTTGTTGCAGTGCAATAGCCTGTTGTTGATACGCGGCACCTTGCTGATATGTGGCCAACCCTTTGTCTAATTGCTGTTGAGACAATTGAGCTAGTGCGCTTTCTTCAGCGACACCGGCTTGCATTGCACCGACACCGCCACGCTTGCTAATGTCTTGCTCTGCACGGGCTTTGAGTGCCGCAATTGCTTGTTGATTAGCAGGAGTTAAGTTTCCAGATACTGCGCCTGAAATCATACCTGTACCTAAATCTCTTGCTGGCGCACCTAACGCTGCTAAGTTAGTTGCAGACGCTGCTCCTGTTGTTCTTGCTGAGTCTGATATTTTTTGCAATTCTGCTTGAGCCACCGCAGAGCGATCCATAACCTTTGGAGCCATTGCAGACACTTGTCCAGCCGCGGCCTGACCTTGTGCTGCCGCTGTTTGCCCTTGTTTGGCACCGTAAGCACCAAGACCACCGAGCAATCCTAGCTTGGCAAGGTTGGCAGGATCAGATAAGTATTTTGTGACACCATCCATGATCCCAGGTTTTTCTTTGTCTGTCGGGGCTGTTACATCTGCGCTTGATTTAAATCCCGCAGACGGGTCTTCATAGAATCCTTGAGTTGGTTGACTAAATTGCGAATAATCCATTTCCGGACTTGTTTGTAAAGCCGGCAAATCTTCACTTGATTGAAAACCTTCAGACGGGTCTCCAAAAAATCCCTCATCTTCATACTCAGGCAAGCCAGTATCAGGGTTAATTGAACCACGACCACCGCGGCGTTTAAGCAGCGCGGCTTCTTTAGGCGTAATGTGAGCAAGCACGGTATCTCTGCCACGCCCCTTAGAACGTAACACTTGCGCCAATGCCGCTAGATCGGTGCCTAACGACTTACTTAATGTTTTGCTCATACTTGACTCCCTGTTTCGTCTTTGTACCTTAGAGACGCTGTATTCCAAACGTTTTGTTGCTTGCCTGTACCGCCACTCGGACTATCAACAGACCCCGCATCACTTGGATCACCCACCCGTAGGGCTTGCGCCAATGCTTGACTACCCGGCTGACCTGGCGTTGATGCTTGCCCAGTTATTAACGCCCCACCATAACTGTTCGGTGCTGTACTAGCAATATAAGATGGCAATCTTGTGCCGGTAGGCCCATAACTTGTAGATGGTTTAGATGATGTTGAATCTTGTGCGCCATCAACACCAAATAAACTAGATACGGTTTTAGATATTAATGGCTGGCCTAATTGCCGTGCTGCTGATCCTAACTGTTTGTTTGCATTAGCGGCTGCTGCATCTTCTTTTGCGGTATCCAACACAGGTACAGGTTTGCCCTGATCATCCAATAAAATATTACCAAATTCATCAAATTGGTATTCTGGGGGATCAATCGAGCCGCTTGCAATTAGATTGATTGCATCAGGGTTCTCATTTGAAACGTTGCTGCCAGAAGTATCTTCGGCTGAAGTTACGCCACCAACACTTTGTCCCAACACTTCACTTAATGCGCCTGTCAACCCGCCTTTTGCGGCACCAGATAACGCCCCTGTCCCGCTTAGACTGCCAGACAATGCACCGCTAAGTGCGCCACTTACGCCTTTTGCTACAACGTCTGCGGCATCCTTATCAAGAACACCTTGTAGTTGAGTCGAGACTGCGCTGTTGATATAAGGAGCTACACCGCCCGTTACACCACCGGTTACCGCCCCAGTAAGAACATTGCCGCCTGTTAGAGCAGAGGTGAGTGCGCCTCGACCCGCCCCCACAACCGCTGAAGCCGCAGTCGAAGCCGCTGAAGCAGACAATCCCATGCCTTCAAAAGCACCCACAACCGGAGCCAATATTGATGGCATCATATACGGTGCAGCAATAGCAAAGGCTATTTGCATAGCCAGTTGCGTATCTTTTGGAATCTGACCGCCGCGCTTGCCTGGGTCATTGATGTACATCAAATCTTTGACCGTGCTCCCCGTCTCAGCAGGAATACCCGTATTGTAAGGAGTGGTGGTGCCTGTGCGTGGATCAATAAACAGCAACTGACCTTCTTCATTGCGCTGCTGAACTGCGCTGTTAATTGACGGCTTTTCGCCTGGCTTTAATACCAAGCCAAGTGACGTTGGATCAATAACATAACTGCCTTCTTTACTAGCTCCACCGCTGCGAACCGTATCAATCAAAACGCCTTTTAAGTTTCCTTGAGCGTCATAAAATTGAGTTGGCGTACCTTCATAATTTCTGCCTGTTTGTACAGGTAACGTATTTGTGTCAACAGGTTGGTATGTTGGCCCTTGAGTTGCTGGATCAACGGCTTTTCTTTCCCCCGTAATTGGGTTGATAAAGTAAGGAGCCTCATACCCACCGTCATCATTACGACCACCGGATTGATATTGATATTCGGTTAAACCTTTTGATTGCCCTTCTGCACTGTTTATCAGCGTTGATTTAACCTGTTCTTCTGTCCACCCTTGGTTAAGCAAATTAGTAAACGTAGCCAAGCCACTTGGGTCAGCTTGCCGTCCCAATGTTTGTTGGTAAATATTGTTTACTGTATCTGCAAGTGACATTATTTTCTTAGGAAAAATCCATTTTTTTATACGGGGGGAATCATTTTTTAATTAGGAGACATTAATATTTAAAGCAGCAGCAATTTGTTCGTGAATATAATAATGTGACGCAACCCAATCGTAGAAATCATCCTCATTATTAAAGTCAACATCAAGCATATTAAACGGATTATTAAGTCCTAAAAGGGACGCAAATGACTGATGTTCGTCTTGATGCGCGAGCAACCAATCGTCTAAATTGTCTGGATTAGCCTCTGTAATTGGGTATGCAGGGACTTGAATGCCTTGATCCATGAAGGTTTCGCGAAATAACTGATGCTGAACCCCGTTTTCAAACAAGAATTCACTCAACGAATCTAAATCGCCAAACTTAATCACGGACAAGGTTGCCATGTTCATTACTTATCAACTTTCTTGTCTAACTTATCAAATATCTTCTCAAGCATGGATTCAATCTTGTTGTACTGAGATTCCATGTCTGTCTTTCTAACGTAATTGCTTGGCAAATCAATTTCAATCTTTTTAATGTCATCTTTGAGCTTTTGTACAGCGTCCCATAATTGACGGAAGAACCAACCCGCTACAGGTAACGCAACACCAAACGCCAGGTTGAAAATGTTTTGCCAATCCACGACATTCCTTTAAACCAACGGTTCAGTAATGACTTGCAAGTTATTTGCAGCTAGGGCGGCTTGCCAGTCTGTACCGAAGTACATCTTCTTTGCCCATGTCACATCGTTTGCCATCTGATCCATCTCGGCGTTTGACCACGGTCCAGAGGTGACATAGTTGGTCGCAGGGGCTAGTCCATCAGCAGACGCACCCACGATGAAGACGGTATCGCCCATATCAGCCTGTGCAGCGGCTTGATCGGCGGCTTTGATAATGACGGTTGCTTGTGTGAAGTCGCTCATTTAGTAAGCCTTGGTTTTGCTATTGACGTAGGTTTCTGTATTGGCAATCTCTGTGGCGGTCAGGGTTTTGCCGACTATGATGGTTTGGAATTCTAGACCGTTAAAAGGTGAGGATGCACCTGCTCGCCTACCAAAATACATTGCGTAATTGCCGTAATTTCCCGTACCTTGTGTTGAAGTACTTGATAAAACAGATGTGTTATTTAAATATAAATTTAATGACGGCGCAGATATATTGGCAAGTATTTGTGCTGTTTGAGTTGTAGGCGCAGCAAATGAAGACGCAGACGCGCCCGAAACAAATGTTGTTCCTCCGCTTCCTGCGCCAAAATTAGCCGCAGCAGAATTTGGTGCGCTTAAATAAAACGCGCCGCTATTTGACGTAGAGTTAACGCTTAATTCTATTGCGTATCCCGCCGCCGCGTCACTTAACTTTCTCAAACCACTAAACACGCTCATCTGCGCCGTAGCAGTAAAGTTAATGCTTACAGTCGAGAGTGATTGATCTAAGCCGTTGTACTTAATGTACTGAGGAAACCCTACGGTGTCGTAGACGGATGAGGTGTCTACACGCTGATAGGTGGGGATTAAGCCTGTGGCTTGGTTGGCGGGGCGAACGTCTGCGCCCCAAGCGTAGATTCCATAACCTACTGTTCCTACATAAATTACAGAACTACCGTTGCCTAATGCAGGGTTAATAACAAATTGCCACGCAGCAGCAGTTGTTGTGCGTGTAACAGAACATTGATACCAACCGTTGCCTACATATGTTGATGTAGCCGTGCAACCAGTACCAACAGTACCAACACCTCCACTACCATCAGCGGCAAGATTAAACCAAGTTGAATTAATTGAACCTGTTGAAAGATAAACAGACGCCCATGTGCGTTCAGCAGCTTTTAGATAGACACTAAAGGTATGCTGCGCCGCTACAACAGTCTGAATTTGAACCAAATAGTGTTCAAGACTTACAGTACTATTTTCTGCTAATTTATCAGCGGTATTGCCGCCCAATGGGTCGGTTGTTGCGTTGGCGGTAATAGTTAAATTGGGTTTAATCCACGCCGCATTATCAAACTGCTCAGTCTTAGTCAGCAAGTTATACCGCGCCGACAGGGTTGGGCGATTGGCGGAGGTGGCTTGAGTACGATGGTTATTGTTGCCTGACAGGTCAAGTTGTTTGCCGACAGGCGATTCAAGCACCGCTGCAACTGTACCCGCCGAATCTTGGTACATCGAACTAGTCAGGCTATCGTCATACCAAACACCTTGGCTACCGTCAGCAAAGAGCGACAGGGGGCTGAAGGCTACGCCACCGGCACTTCTATTATTGTGTCTGCTTAATCCACGGCGCATGACTAAATCCCATCACCTGGCGTAATGTACACAGTCGAGTTTGCTGATGCCGTGCCTGTGAAGTAAGCACCAGGTACAAACGAAAACACTTGTGTAGTGCTCGGCAACAATGGGATAGCCGCACCGGAGCTAGTGACGTTTGCAGAATTAGTTGTTGCGTTAGCAGCTGCAACACCAACGCCGAGAAACACCGTCTGGGTGCTTGGATTCTGCACAAGGTATTGATTAGCCGAGCCAGTTGTTGATGTCGCTTGTACAGGCGTAGGCGCAGTTGAAGCCGCAATAAACGTTACCGTGTTGCCCATTGGGGTAAAAGCCATGATGCCCATAATTTTTCCTTAATTAAATTTACAAATTTTTCATCAACATTGAAATATTAACCGCACCGGCAAACGCTGAGATATTGATGGACATTAGACTATCCTTGTGTAGAAATCATAGTTAATCACCCAAGAACTCGTCTTTAGGTTTAGTCTGACCTGTTGGGTCATCACCTTTAGCCGCATCAAAATGACGTTGGATTTCTTGATTAATGTGCATGACCAATGGCGCTGCACGTTTAAAGGGAATCTCGCCTAACGCTTCGTTAAGCACTTGTAACTGTTGTTCGTTAAATTCAAGTTTCATTTTATGCAATCCAACATGGAATATAGTGAGTTGTTCCGCTAATAACTATTGTTAACCATTTTGCGGGTGCTTGACCGCTAGTTGCACCGGGCTTATTTGTGGCTGAAAATAATGCCGTTGATGATCCTGTAACAGCTTGACTTGAACCTTCAAAACGTAAAATTCCAGTGTTTTTTATTGTTAGCCCATTAGCATTATTTAAAACAGCAGTATCAGAACGTACAGTTAACGATTGAACTCCACCTACAAATAATTGTATTCCTGTGTCTGTTCCGACAGCGTACTGAATATAGTCATTGCTGTAATTATTTGTTACCCAAGCAATACCGCTACCGCCCGTGGGCGTAGCTGTATTATTTAAATAAATGCGTTGATTAGCTTTTAAACTAATAGCAGATTGATTTGCGCCAAAATCAACCGGAACCAAATCAAGTCCATTTTTCCATAAACCACTAGCTAAATATATAGAATCAGCAGGGACAGAACCGGTACTTTGCGCTGTGTAACCCGCCCAAAATACATTTTTTGCACCAGTGTTATTTGTTCTACTTAAATTATTTACAATACCTACACAAGCAACATCATAGCCATCATCTTGTAAATTTACTTCGTATGGATTTAAATATACTCCATTAGCACCAGCGTCCATTTGCCCCGCAAAAAGACCCGCCGCAGGGTTTGCTAAAAAGCTAGTTGATCCCGCTTTAGTACCTGTTACAAGTCCTGATCCAAAGTAACATACTGTATCGCCTTGACCAGAATTTGTTACTTTTGTAGTAAAAGCATTGGTTAATGTTCTTCCATCATTAAGGGATGTAGATTGATTCCAGCCAGAAGTATTAAAAAGTTGTGTGTAAAAAGCAGAGGTTTCATAGGATATGTAATATCCTGATGCAGGTTGAGTTAAAGTTGTAGCACCTTGAATTACATGACTTACAGGAAATTGAATTCTTGATATATCACCATTAAACGCAGTTAAAACACTACTTTGGTTTCCTGTTGATGTTGGGGGACTAGAAACAATAGAAAAGTACGGAGCTGATTTATTTCCGTCTGCTGTTTTAATTTGCCCAGAACCAATCTGTTTACCAGATAAAAAAGTAAAATTTGCGGTTGTAGTTGAGTAAATTCCAGATGGGGCATAAACAGGAATGTTTAATTCCGCATTTTGAATAGCAGCCGTGTCATCCGCAACGCCATCACCCACAGCACCAAAGTCTTTAACCGAAACAGACTCTTGCAGTTTATTCTGTACCGTGCGTGTGACTGCGCCTGTGCCGCCTTGGTTGTAGTTTATATTTGAAGAAGTTCCTAGAGCTGCAAAATTGGCATCCAATTGCGATAAAGGAATTGGAGAAGACGCAGTGGCAAAAGTATATGGTACGGTCATATTAAAACCTTGTTCTCAATTCATGTTCAAATTCAAATGTGTTGTACGAAAAACCAGGTGCTTCTGACGTTACGGTTAATCCTAAATATTTGCCCCATTGTTGAGCATCTGATTTGTACAAATAATAACCTTGTGTGTATACCCAAGGAATATTTACAAAACTATTGTTTGCCCAAGGAATAATTTGCAAATTGTTATTTACCCACGTTGCTTGGTCAATTAACACATAAGGTGGGCTTGATCCGTATTCAGAATCAACAGTTGCAATAATTTCATTACCAACAGCACCCGTTGCTTCAATGCCAAATTTTAATGCTTGCTTAGTACGAATTGGGTCAGCCATTGACAACAAAGCCGTTTGCACTCTTGACGTAATAGTGGCTGAAGCGTTGCCATACAATTGATATAAGCTAGTACCTGAAGTGCCAAATAGCGTGACTAAGCCACCAACTGGCACAGACGTTACAAAATTTAACGCATCACCTTGAGAAGTTAAAAACCATTTTTTATCAAAAAACACTGCTTGAATATACCGATACGATTCTGTAAATATTGCATCGTAATATCGAAAATTAAACGCCGCACAAAGAATATTATTTAACAATACCTGACCGGCATAAATTGGATAACTAAAATCAATGTTTGGAAACATTCCGTCTAGGCCGTCTGACAATTTAGATGTTGTTGAACCAACCAACGCATAAATCCCGTAGTCGTTTAAAAACAACACAGACCGAAAATAAGGAAAAATAGCGTAAGGGCGTTTGCTGCCTACTGAAGCAGAGACGTTGGTGTTTGTAAAAATGGTGATGCCGTTGGTGTCCACCCGAACGTCAGAAAACACGTTGATTGAGTCATCACCAAAAATGTACAAAAAGTTATTCGCGGCAAGAATCTGTTGAATGTTGCCATGCAATGTTGAGTCTGTTAGAACAAAAGAGCCAGCTGACACACTTGTGAAGTCTGAGTAGCTTCCAGCCGCAGAATAATAAATAGTCCTACCGGCAGCAATAAAAACGCGACCGCTAAAAGAAGCAATCCCGCAATTAAGGTCGCTGTTAACAATCCCTTTAAGAACAGCACCTGAACCTCCTCCACCGCTCACTGTGACAACCAAGTTGGCAGCATTGGTGTAGCCCGACCCTGGGTTGGTCATCACAACTGTAAATACTGCGCCACCTTTTAATACTGCCGTGCCAGCAGCACTTGACCCACCACCGCCACTAAAACTAACAACGGTGTTTGCAGAATTTGTATATCCAGTGCCGCCAGAGATGACAACTGCGGAAGCTGTCCCATACTTAAAAGTAACAACTCCTGCAATAGCAGTTGCGTTTGCGCCACCACCACCAGAGATAGTCACGGATGGGGGCGGTGTCGAATATCCTGTTCCTGCGTTTTGCAAAGAAACTAAGACAACAGTGTTTGCTAAAACTGAAGCTGTAGCGTTAGCTTGAACGCCATTAGCGTCCGTAGGAGCACCGATCACCACGGTAGGGTTACCTGTGTAGCCAGTGCCGCCGTTGGTGACTGCAATGATGCCTACAGAGCCTACAGATACAACGTTGTTTCCATCCCAAGTGTAGTAACCCTTGAGCGGATCAAGAATTAGCATCCGTTCATTTTTCCACTGGCTTGTCTTAATGTCAGCATTAGAAAATGTACCAGTGACTGCTACGTTGCCTTTAGCTTTAGTGGTTAAGTTGTAATACTCGGCACGACCATCTGCTTGAAACGCAATAACAAAATCTGTAACGTCAATGTTGCAAGACGTTAAGTGAGTGACTGTATTTGCCCAAACAATTGCATTTCCTGCGCCATTTTTAGAAGTGATGGCATTAGGAATAATTTTTAAATTTCCATTTCCAATTGGTTGTGCGTTTTCAACCCAAGAAAACTCTTCTTCTTCAATCGCTGTACGGTTAGCCTTAGTGTTAAGCCCTCTAAATTGCTTAACAACTTTGTAACTTTTTTTCTGCTCTGCCGCGGCCATGATTAATACGGGCTGCTGTAAGGAGACGGAATCCTGCGAGTAAACACAGAATTCAAGATACTTGTGGCTTGCTTGATATATTCTTGTTTATAAATCTCGGCTTCGCCAAAAGACTGTTCGTAATACTTAGCCAAGTAGGCTGCATAAAACTTTGGTGCGCTTGTGTACGGGTCTTGAATTGAGTCTGCAACTGTTGGCGCGGCCAATACAAGATCGGTCGGCAAAACCACTGTGTCAATCTCAAGTTGATAGACTTGATCTGGGATTGGCCCAATATAAATTGTGTTTTGCCCATAGATTGAAAACGCAGCAGGACGGCCAATTGAATTCTGCCAAAACCGCAACCTGGCGTTAAAGTCACTCCACGACAAGTAATCTAACGGCACTCGCGAGTTACCCCAGTACAAGTTGACATTTAAAATATCAAGCGTGTTTGCACCTTGCGGCAACGTTGAATAAGGAATCTTTTCAACGTCACCTACATACGTTAATCCACAAGTCCCATCTGTAAATTGGGTGCTCGGTGGATAGTTTGTGTTGCCAGAAGGATAGGCCGGTGCTGTTGACCCGCTTGTGCCGGCAGTTGTGACTTGATAAATAAAAATATTGCTAAACACAAACTGGCCTAGCGTGTAGACAGTGTTTGCAGTCCAAACTAAAGGGTTTGTTGCGGTCACGCCGTTAAGTGGATTGGCCACTGGTGCGGGAGATTGGATAACTTGGATAATGCGCAGACAGCCCGTATCTCTGACCGTGCGTTGACGGGCAGAATTGATGTAGTCTGTTAGCTGCTGATCCGTGTAAAAATTTGCATTGGCATCATGCAGCAAACGTCTAACTTCGGTGATGTATCCCGATAAGTTTTGCGACATTTACTTTCCATAATCTTTAAGCTACTGACAGGACTTTTCCCCCGCGAGGCTTTACAACCTCTAGGGGTACTCGTTCCACGATCGGGGATAAGGAATCGTTCTTTTTAGGTGGTTGGTCGGAAAACTTCCATTTGGACATCCGGTCAATGCCTTCATCCAAATCATTAGCAGTTTTAATCCAACCAAGCCGCGCCAAATACGGTTCTTTGTTTGCATCTCCATAACCAAAAACGTGTTTGGCAACTTCAATCGGCACTTCTACCGTTTCGCCTTTGCCAAAAGTATAGAATTGACCGGCATAACCGTCTTTCAATACTTTGTCAGAATGATTGGTTACAAAAATGTTAATCATTAGAATCCCACTACTTGTCCAAAAACGCAAATGTCAACGGTGTTAGCGTTGCCAGAAGCGGTGTTCACATTTACAAACAACGCAGAAGATGTGTTTCCTGATACAGCGGTGTTGGCACCAAAAGCACCAGCAATCGTTAAATCTTGAAACCTATTGACTGCGCTAACCGTAGACAACACCACGTTTGCAACAACAGCATTAGAAATATTGCCATCGCTACTTGTGGTAATTGATACGTTGGCAGATGCAATACTGCCAGTTGGATTTTGAACAGTAATGCGCCGAATAATAACGCTGCCTGAAGTTGCTGCGTTACCACTGTTAGTTAAACCACCACGCAACAGAGGCAACGTAACAACAGCATTTCCAGCAGTATTAAGTGCAGTAGCGCGAATTTGTGCAACCAAACCAAAACCAAAGCTGTCTAGGGTTAGTTGACCTACTGAATCTGGATTTGCCATTTTGTTTCCTTAACTGTTGTAAGTACCGGAGGCAGCCTGACCACCATTGACAGTAGCCAAAGTCACTGTAGTGTTAGTTGCAACAATCACGTTTGCACGGACGTTTACACCGTCAGAAATCAACACGCCGCCAGCATTGTTGGCAATAAGGGTTGACCAAGTTGATGGAGTCGCACAAGCGGTATTGGTGTTGTAAGCCGACACCGCTTCAATTGTGACGTTTGCTGTAGGAAACAACAGATATGTTCCTGCGGGAACCAACGTAGTAGCGTTGTTTGCAGAAAGTGTAGTCAGTTGCCAATAAGCACCGGGGGTATTGGTGCTTGCACTTGCGAGGACAATCTTGTTTAGACCGAGAGCCATGACTATTTCTCCTTAGATAGAAATTGAGTTATAGCCAGAAACACGGGTCATCGACTTGGGCTTGGTAGAAACCAATTCCGCAATCATCAACACCGCACCAACGTAACCAATCTGCCAGTTAGGCAAAGTTGATTCAAAGCCGGTGAACACAAACGAACCTTGTTCGTGAATGTACAGGTTGAGATAATTGCTGTTGATGAAATAAACGATACCTTCAGGGCAATAAGGATCGGGATAGATCGGCACACCGGCAACCATCAAAGCGCGGAAAGCCGCTTGTGGGCCGTTACCATCACCATCAAATGCACTGCCTGGGGTAATAACGTATTGTTCCTGACCAACGTAGTCTTGAGCCAACAATGTCCAAGTACCAAAACCGCAAACACCAAAGGTAGGCACTTCTGCGCCGTTCTTCACGGTGCCTGAAATGTACTGAAGGATGTTTTGACGGGTTGGGTTCACGTTACCGGCTGCATAAACCTTAGACTTCCACCAAGTGTAAGTCGTGCGGCTAATGTTCCCGTAGGTGGTCATATTGGTGCCGTCATCAATTGCGCCTGGCAGACCAATAAACTGTTGGGTGTTGGTGTAGTTGTTGTACAAGGCCGTGGCCATTGCATCCATCATCACGTTAGTCGCGTCATTCATACGCGCTTCGATCAGAGGAATAATTGCGTAGTCTTGTTGAACAGCACCTTCCATACCGAGGAATGGCACTGGAGCAATCATCAGCTTGAGGTTGAACTCAGCGTTAAATGCACCTTGCTGAACTGATGGCTGGTTAAATGAACCAGAGTAATCAGACCATTGTGCGTTAACAAACTGTGCGCCCTGAACTGGGACTGTGACTTGGCTCACACCACCTGATGCTTGCTGACTGTTTGCAATCAGAGCTGCCATAAGGGGGGTTGAGTTATAAAGCTGCACCACAAGCTTGGGGATAAATGCCCGTCTTGTGACATAGGTAAGCTCGTTGTATTGTGAGCTACCTGATGCTGGTAAAATTCCGCCGCCTATAGGCATAGCAGGCTCCTTTGATTGTTACGGCAAAACGCCGAATAAAAATTTATCCCCAACATTAAACATTAAAGACCAATAGGTCTGCGACCTTGGTTTCTAATTTCTTGCAAAGCAGTAGCCGCTTCATTTCGCGCAGCACCTTGAGGATTCTTCCAATACTTTGACAAGTCAAACTTGTTAATCATATTGGGGTTGTATCCTGTTGGAGTCGGCGTTGCTGCTTGCTTCATCCATTCCCAGTGTTGCGCCGCGGTGTCGTGGCTAGTAATACCCTGCTCAAGCATAATCTTTTCAATGGCTTGAACGTCATCGTCTGTTTGTGCAATGCCGCTGTCTTTCAACGCACGGCGTTTGCGATCAAGTTGCTCGCGGATTTCTTTCTCATGCAGCTTGTTTTCCAATTGCATGACCCGCTTTTCAGCAGCGTTAACCTTGCTCTCTGTGTAATCCTCAAGTTGTAACTCTGGGATCACCATGTCAGGGTTGATGCGCTGCGTCATACGCAAAAACTCTTTGCGCGTAGCAGGGTTATCCGCAAGACTCTTGGCTAAATTTGCCAATTCATCGCGCTGTTCAAACGATACGTTTTCTAAGCTCATTTTTATCCCCTAATTAATTAGATGACTTTCTTGGTATCGCCAGGGCGAGACAAGTTCATCATGTTTTTGTACCCTGCTTTCACAGAGCCAGTCAGGCCACCGAATTGCGAATAACGGGGAGTGTTAACAATCTGCCCGTTCTTCTGGTTATTATCGGTTGGGTTGCGTGGAGCCGAGGCACCGCGTGGCTTAAATAAATCCATTTTGATTCCTTTACATTGGTGGCGGCATACCGCCGCCTGGTGGGGGAGGCATACCTGGGGGCATACCGCCTGGAGGTGGAGGCATACCGCCACCCGCACCTGGAGGAGGAGGTGGAGGTGCACCTGGTGGTGTCATGCCTGGTACTGGGGGAGCCGCCGACATTGCTTTGGCTTCGGGAGATGCACCGCCAGCCTGTGGCAATGATTGCAACAATTGCAAAATTTCTGACTGCTGCAATTCGTTGGTTTTGCCTTTACGCTGACCAAGAATGCTAGAGGCAGTACGAATGGCCGCAAGAACTTTTTGTCCTTCAGGAGATTCACTACCTAAAGCCGGCAGACTTTGCTCAAGCAAGTCCATTGCCATGCCCACGTTAATTAATGCGGCTTCGCGGTTGCCCATCTTAGGTTCTGGCGTTGACATAGGTGCTGCCATTGGAGGCGCACTTGGTTCTGACATCCCACTTTGACCTTCCGGAGTCGGAGGTAACCCGCCTGGTGTAGCAGAATCCTTCTGACTTTTCATTAACGCCATCAACTGATCTGGTGGGACAGCCATGTCAAATTCCTAAGTAATTTTCGACAGAATAATCTTCTGTACGCGTTTGTCAAGAGGAGGAGTAATTTTTTTGGTTCCCGACCCTCGGCAGGACTTATCGGCTACACGATAATCTTAGGGTTTAACCCCTAAAATTACTTGCGTGATTTACGGCCTTTACGCGATTTACGCATAGTGCACTCCTTTAAGAATGACGGCCACCAAATTTTAGGGAAGGCAGCCAAACCCTATTCCCTGAACTAGGAATTCTTTATTAACCGCGTGTTGCCCTGCCATAATTGCGCGGGGTTGTATTACGGTCAAAACTCTTGGTTGATACACGATACTGCAAATTTGGACTTTGTTCACCACGTTTTAATGACTCTGTAGTCACTCGCGGCTGATCTGCCTTGGGTTGTACGTTTTTAGCCATTATTATCCTTTCTTGGCTTCTGGTTCAGGTTTCGGCTGTGAAGCCTCCTTTTCCATGCGCCGCTTTAACTTGTCTTTCAACAATTGTTTCATTGGAGGCTCTAGCATATCAAGTAAGGATTCTTTGTCAATAGCTTGGGCTTTGAAGAGGCTAAACGCCAATTCTTTGGTATCTTCCGTAAATATTGGCGAGTTGGAATGAGCATCAACTTTAACTACAAAGTCACGGGTAAATTGTTCAGCAATAAATGGCACATTCTCCGTGTCTTTAAAATGCGTAGCATCGTAGACTTGCATCAGTTTTAGATAAAGTGTTGCAACTTTCTCTAGGCTGTCCTCAACAATGAGTGCGCGTTTCTTAGCGCGGCTTGACCCTAGACGGGCGAGCTGGCTGGCGTGACCTTGTGAGCGAACACCGGATTCCCCGCGGCCTGAAAGAACGTTGCTAATTCCCGACACTTCAGAAAACATTGAATCAATTTCGTGAGTGACTTCCCAAAGATTAGAGGGCATCTCTGGCCCCATGCGCTCGGCTTTAGCGTTTGGCATATCGCTTGCCAACAGACCACCCGCACGGTTAAGTGCGAAATTCTTTTCATCCAAGATGCCAGTAAAGCCGGTCAGGGAAGTGGGAGGCGAGACTTGTTTGCTCAACAGGTCAAGTATCTCAGTCATGCGATTATTTCGCAGGGCTTGCAAGAGCATGAGCTTTTGCGCTTCTGATTGTCCCCAGAAGTAATCGTATTGGGGATTTGGGCAGATTTGAATGAAAGGATGCTCACCTTTAAGAAACAGGGAAGAGCCTGGGCGGTCATAAATAATAACGTCAGGTGAGGCAATAGTTACGCATTGGTAATCTTCAATCTCATCGTTCCAAACCCATAGCTCATTCATCTCTATGGTTTCTTCAGACAGTCGCGCACGGTACTTATTCATCCCGTACAAGTCCATATTGACTTGTCCGTAGATGGTTGGGTTGGTGGCCGACATCACAATACGGGCTACACCGTCCCCTCCCTCTGCCCCATCGTTGCTAGTGTTTTTAATGTTTCCTGTTACACGCGAAACAATTTGCTCACGTTTTGGGTGAGAATAGAGCCGCGCATAAAGTTCTGAGCGAGTGATGTAATAGCGTTGGCAGATGGCTTCTTGGCGATCAACGTATGGCGTGTCTTCACGCAACACGCCCATTGCACCTGGCTCAATCATGTAGGGATGAATCCCTTGGTTGTAGACCAGTTTGACAAAGGTGGTGTTGTAGACCAACGACCAAGTTAGCGCCGTAGAAAAGACTTGATCAGCATTGCTGTTGAGCCACTCATCGTTTAATGCCATCGTGAGGCGTGGCACTTTGCGGTGTTCAAACTCAGCGACAGACGCACCCACGTTAATTGAAAACCGAGTGCTTTCAGCGGAATACAGAAACGAGGTGAGTTGATCTAAGTGCGGGTGAATCTTGTTAAAGTATGCGGGTGGCTCTTCGGGGCCAGCACCAAACAGATAATAAGAGCGAAGGGTTCCGTAATCGGCTTTGCGTTCTTCACGCGAGACCATACACTTTTCCATCAGGTCAAGATAGAAACTCTCGCGCTCATCATTGTTTGGTGGGATACGCATTATGTTTTGATCTTCAGGTTTTGTGGATCTTGCATTGTTGCACGGGGATCAACCCTTGGCCCTGATTGTATCCCCGCATCGCGTGGTGTCAAGCCCACGGACTCACCTTGTACGGATTGATTATAGCGGCCAGCCAAGACTGAGGCCATATTCATCCCTTGAAATCCACCGCCCCATATTGCTGAATCACCGGCTCTAGCTTCTTGCGGCGGCGGGGGCGGGGCTTGGACTGACTGGTCTTTACGGGGGCGGCCACGCTTTTTGGGTGTGGCAAACTTTTCTGCCTCTGCGTATTCTTTCTCGCTGAACTTGTTGTTGCGGGTAAGGTAGCCGGCTTGGTTCTCGCCCGTGCGGGTGGACTTAATGTCAGACATTCCGAATTCGTTCGCAAGATTTCGCAAGTGTGAGTCGGCGGCTTTGGACTTGTCTGAAACAAAGCCAACGCTTTTAAGAAAGACTTGTAGAACCAATTCATCGCGACATCCCTCTGAACAAACAGGTTCAAAGCCTTCAAAGAAGCCATGCTCCTGACATTTGTAATCTCTAAGTATACGAGCCATTATTTATCCCCTATCAAGTTGGTCGGCAAGATTATGGTCATAGTCTGCCTTGTTAACAATTCCTAGCTTCATTTTGATCTCGCCGTTTACGACTTGCAAGCCATACCCCCGGGCGAGGCGAGGTTTGGCAACTTTGCGGTATTCGGTGAATCTTGTATTGTCCCAGTTCTGCATGACCGCTATTTCTCCCTTTTTCCAAGAAATATAGGCTTTTGAGACTCTTATTTGTACATATTCGGTAATTGGAAACGTTTCTTTCTGAAAAGTGTCGTTTAGCGTACTCAAAGAGATGCCGGCAACCTCTGCAAACAGTTTTAGCGAGATTCCACGGTTTTCATCCGCAATAAAGCGTTTAATGATGCGTAGAAGGTCGGTTTTAAGAATGGTTGTTGGACGCACCGTAAATACCTATCTGTTTTAAGTAATCAGAGACGTTTCTACCCATTGCGACCTCTTCAGGGGTTAATTCCTGCTGTTTCTTAGAGATATCCTTAGAAATACGTCTGCCAATGAGCTGGGGCTGCACTTGTTCGGCATAAGCCGCGGCTGCTAAGGCTGAAGCGATCACACGATCATCTTTGTTGCGCCCAGAGGCCTCAATTGAGCCACCGTCTCGCGTGACTGTCTTCATTTCTTCAATGGTATCCATATCCCAGATATCCATCATGTTGCGCTCAAAGTAATCCTTCATGTAGGTGAGCATTCTTTCCTTAGTAGCCGAGGTGGTGAGCCAGCCCATGCTCTGAGACAAGCCACCAAGCGAATCATTCTTTCTCCAGATGTAAGAAGTCATGCTACCGAGCACGTTCATCAAATCTGTACCCATTTGGTTGCCCATGTTGGAGGCCAGACGCTTAAGATTGCGTAATTCGTTGATGACGGCTTGGCCTGGGCCATTGACCTCAAGGTTTAGCGTGGAGTTCTTGTAGGCACCCGCTAAGTGGGCAATCACCCAAGCGTATTGGTAGGTGTTCATCTCTGAGGTGGCAAACGCCGCCACTTGTTCCAAACCATCTGAATACGCTCGATACACTTGAATGCAGAACCGATCAGCCCAATCACTAGAACCATAGGCAGGATCAGCACCGATAACGTAATACGCAGTATCAATGGGTTCCTCCCATATCTTAAGTGAGGCAAGACGTTCTGTGGATTTGAGCACGGTAGTGTCTTGGAAGTTTGCCCCGAAGGAGTATCGGTAATAATCGGGTAATCGTTTCTTGGCGGCCTTTGCAGCATCGGTACACCTCGCGTTAGAAAAGAAAGACGTTCCTGTCATCACAAAAGCGTAGTCTTCAGTTGGCGGGAACTCTTGATACATCAAAGAATCGTCCTTGATACCTTCTAAGAGTTTCCAACGCCACCAGGCTATTTGTCGTGAGTTGATCTCAACGCCATAGAGTTTCTTAATGTCACGCACCCACTCTTTCTCTTCACCGGTTAATTTACCGTCCCAGTAAACTTTGTAAGTCTGGCCAAGAGGATCAAGTGCATACAATTCATTACGCCACCAGCCACAAAAAATAGCCCTTTGCGTTCGTGCTCTTTTACTAGTGGTATACATATCGTGGAACATATTAAATCCACGGGCAGTAGATTCAAAGATGTACATTCGCATTGGGTTGGTTTCAGCCAAAGACGCCAGTAGTGAGGCAAGTCCTTCCTCATCACCCCATGATGAAGTTTCAGTCCCATGTAGGAATGTGATTGCTTTTCCACGGCCGAGCGTCCCCTTGCTTCTTGTCCCTGCCACTTGATAAAACAACCGACTGCGGTTCTTCAGACTCATCTGGGTTCTGTTGTGAGCCAACACCGGTATCTTGTACTCTTTTGGCAAACCCTCCATGTACATCGAAAGCGTTGACCTAAACATATCCCGATTCTCTTCAGTATCGGTTGTCAACGTTCCCTGTAAGCCTGGATTAATGAAGTGCCAGTACAGGTCAAGTGCCAGAGAGATGGTTGTAATCCCTAACTGTCTGCCTTTGAGAATGGTAAAGAAGTGAATATCCTCTTCCAACCCTTTAGCAATCTCGCCCATCACATAGGTCTGGGTGCCTAGCAAGTTATCCATCTTGCGTAAGCCCTGCTCCTTAGTCTCAATCTTGAGCTGCTTACAGAAGTTGTAGAACTGTTGCAGATTAAATGCGGCCATCTTGTTCCCAATTTGCAATCCTGACACAGACTTCTTTGTTTCGTGCACAAGAAATCAACTCTCTGTACATCAGTTCAGAGTAATTCTTTTGCCAATCCTCTGCCAACTTAATCTTCTGCTTCTTGGTTTTGCAAGCCAATGCCCGTCTCATTTGCAAAGACAGGTCAGAGCGAGTCTCAAAGAGATACTGTTTAAGTAATGTATCCAAGAATAACCTCTGCGGCCTTGATCACTTTCTTATCCCCAGGTTCAGCCACCTTGTCTTCAATGTAACCTGTCAACTCTTGAATAATCTCCTGCAACCGCGCACGCATCAAGCAATCCACAAAGTCACAAGCCAGCATCTCGCCATTATCAACAACGTGGTAATCAGCCATTAATGCAACCCCTCAGAATACTGAGCAATCACCGCCTTCAAGTTATCAATCTCAGCCTGGGCTTGAGTCATCATCCGAGTACTCTCACCATGCACCCGCATTAACTCTTTAAACATATCAATCTTAGTCATCGACCAGACACGATCCAAGTACTGACGCTTAAACGCCTCATCAGCAGTCTCAACCAGTTGTTCAATCACCGCAGCACCGTTCATCATAAGATTCTCCATACCCTGATCCCATTATCCTGTTTACGAGCACTAAATTTCCAACCCAACACCTTGTTAGCACGGTAGTTAGCATTATTAATAGTCGGTAACTTACCTTCAGGTACAAAGAAACTATCTCCTACATCCATATCCTTATACGGATAGGTGTATCTTCGTATCTTAGCTGTCATCGGTACATCTTTCTCAATACCAAGTATATCTGCCATGTACATCTCCCTATATATCGGGATGTTAGCATAAACACGTTTTTCTTTTGGGGGGATGATGGAATGGTGCACCCGCTCACCCATACTCAAACCCAAGCCAGTGCCCTGGCATCGATCTAGCTGCGCGTCTAGTGCTCGATTGCCGAGCGTTACTGTATCGCCCATAGCCCTATGACGGCACTGGTATCTAGCTATGCTCCGGTATATAGGTATAACGTACCTAGTCGTTACCCCTTTGCCCCTTTGGATATACCATATACAGTAGACGGGAGAGAGATACTAAACTTCCAGCGTATCCCATTCTGAACCATACGGTATGGTTACTATATGTATAACTTGAACCCCTATTGTCTATTCTGAGGTCTGATATGTATAATATATAAAAACAAGTATATACATCTATAGATAATAACTAAGTATTACTTAATATATCAGTACAGTCTATAGTCTAAGGTATAGGTATATAGACGTCTATACTGTGGTGAAATCTCGAGCTCGAGATATTTATAAGTTATACTTTAGCAGGGTAAACACCTATAAATATATATCAATAATAATAAGAAATACATTGAACTGATATACATAAACGTGATCTAATCAAGTATCGAACAATTGGTTCGACATTAGACAGAGTTTTACATTAGGGGTATCGAATGACAATCTATCAAACAGTTACCGATAGCATCATTGCTGAATTAGAGCGTGGTGCATCGCCTTGGATTAAACCTTGGCAAGCTGACAGTAGTGCAGATGCTAACGTAATCAGCAAGAAAGCCTATAAAGGCATCAATCGCTTATTGCTGGGTGTCAGCTCAATGTCTAAAGGCTACAGCTCTGCAAACTGGGCTACATACAAACAATGGCTAGAGCTGGGTGCCCAGGTTAAGAAAGGCGAAAAGGCTACAGCTATCGTTTACTTTCAGCCAGTAGTTAAACCCGTAGCAGATGCTGAGTCTACAGATGGCGGCAAGTCATACGCTTTACTTAAAACGTATTTTGTATTCAATGCAGCTCAGGTAGACGGCTATACCGATCAGGCCAGCGTGGTTGACTCTACTTTTAACCCGATTGCTCTAGCAGATGATCGTATTGTAAAAACTGGTGCAATTATCCGGCATGGCGGCGATGCAGCCTTTTATTCACCTAGCCACGATTCTATCCAGTTACCACATCAATCAGCTTTTACTAGCACCGATCACTATTACGCTACAGCCTTTCATGAGTTGACACACTGGACTAGTGCAAAGGCTAGATGTGATCGAGTATTGGGTAAAAAGTTTGGTGATAGCAAGTATGCATTTGAAGAGCTAGTCGCTGAGATGGGCGCAGCCTTTCTATGTTTCGATCACGGCATTACTGGCAAACTGCAACACGCTAGTTATATCGCTAACTGGCTGAAATGCTTGCGTGATGATAATAAGGCTGTGTTTAAAGCTGCCGCACTCGCTCAGAAAGCCGCTGATTACATCTTAGGGTTAGATGCCACTAAAGGCCAGATTGCAGCATAAAACGTTAGACCGTACCGGTACGGTTTACCGGTTTATTGTTCGTAATGGGGATTACAAAATGACAAACAAACAAGAAATTATTGC